GAAGGTGCATTGTCTGGATCAGGATGCACTTCCATAAAGATACCGTCTACATGCCCGGTAGCAACAGCGGCACGAACAAGAGCGGGTACATAATCCCGATTGCCACCAGAAACAGTGCCAGCACCACCGGGTTTCTGGACAGAATGAGTGGCATCAAAAATAATGGGAGTATTATAATTCTCATGCATATACTGAAGACCAGTAAAGTCATTGACAAGGGTATTATAGCCAAAAGAAGAACCCCTTTCAGTAATCCAGACATTCTTATCTCCTACCTTACTAATAATTCCACCTACGTCCCAAGGTGCAAGGAACTGACCTTTCTTGACATTTACAGTCTTGCCTGTGTTCTTTGCTGCTAACAGTAAGTCTGTCTGACGACAAAGGAACGCAGGGATTTGTAGAACATCAACAACTTCTTTCATGATTGCTACCTGTCCAGTAGTATGAACATCAGTTACAATCTTACAACGTAGTTTACGTCTAATATCATCAAAGATAGGCATAGCACGTTCTACACCAATACCTCTCTGACTATTTAGAGAGGTTCTGTTTGCTTTATCAAAACTTGCTTTAAAGTAATATTCCATGCCATGATCTTCTGCAATGCGTTGGCAATACTTGGCAACTTCAAAAGAGTTTTCTTCTAGCTGGCATGGTCCTGCAATAATCTTCATGTCAAAATATCCCTCAAAGCAGGTTCCCGAAAGTTTGGACCTTTCATTACCTTACCATCTTCACGATAGATAGGTTTACCATCCTCACCAAGTTTAGACATATTGCTGGAGTGGACTTCATGGAAGCATGCATCAAGGTTAATACCAAATGCAGCGCCTGCACCATAGACAACATAGAGAAGGTCAGCAAGAGCATCAGCAACTTCTACCAAGTCATCATTGGCAATTGCTTCTTTCAATTCATTCAGTTCTTCTTCAATCAAATCTACTCGCAAGTGTGTAGTCGTAGCATCAGGGAATTCTGCTTTGCGTTTTACCTCTTGGTTATAGGTGTTCATAAACTGAATTACTTTTTCAAAGTTAGTCACGGGCATCATTGATATAGTACTCCTACCTCATAGTTAATACATAATAGTTCTTTACGGTCTTTTTGTGCTTCTTGGTATGCCTTACTACCATTATTCATAGAATAGGTCAAATCCCATTCTGTTTGTCTCCAACCCTCAAATAAAGTACGAATGTTTTCATTTGAGTTATAGGTAACCATCATCATACATTCATGTTGATTTAGCTTGTCTGCAAACTCTACATGATTGAAACCTTTATGCATAGCACCTTTCTTACCATACAAAGACTCACCATCACTACCTGCAAGAGTGTAGTCTTTCTTTAGGTCATAAGGTGGATCAAGAAAGATAAAGGTATTCTTATCATTAGTAAGAAGTTCAGAATAGTCTAGGTTAGTAATCTTCCAATACTGAATCAATCTAGAAAAGTATGGTAAAGACTGCATATTTGTTTCTGTCCAATTGCGAACAGACGCAAGTTTTGAGAAAGAAGAACTTTCAGTCAGACCAGAGAAAGAACATTTATTGATGATATACATGCGCCATGCAATCTCAAACATATCATCCTGCTCATCAATATCTTTACGGATACGATCAAACATTTTCTTTGCTTTCTCTTCTGTATCATACTCTTTACGCATATCCGTTACAGTAGCATACAGTTTGTCACCTTGCTCCTGAAGCATTTTCCAGAAGCAGTAGAGATTGTAATACTTGTCATTAACCCAGACAGGTGTATTGGGATACATTTTAGCAAAAGCAATAGCAGGGCTGCCACCACCCAAAAAAGGTTCACGATACTCAGCAATGTGTTCTACTGGCATATTTTGGTCAGTAAACAACTTATTCATTGCCTTAGATTTGCCACCGGGATAACGTAGTGGTGTCTTCCATTTCTTCATAATATCATTCCTTAACGTCCAAAGAACATTATACCATTATTTTCGGATTTGTCAAACAAATACCAACAGCAGTTGTCTTTTCCAACAGAGCTGCTACCCTCAATCCACTTAACTCTACCGATACTTACAATCTTTTTAAGATATGGTGTAAACTCAGCACTTTGTTTAGTATGCACCCAATCTGCATCAAAAAGTAACCATGTAGGTTTTTCTCTTTCTAAAACAAAATGTGTAATCATTGGATGAAGTATCTTTCTGTCCCAAGGTGGATTGGTAATAACTAAATCACCTCTAGGAACAACTTCAGTGTAATCTTTTTTTCGAACATCTTCCCGTCTTGGTTCTATGTCATATGCATCTGCACAGAACCCACCTACTTCTTTTAGATGATCAATCAATCTACCATCACCAGCACAAGGTTCTGTGAATGTAAAATGATCTGGTAAATGTTCTACTAGTGGTGATACAGCAGCACGGGGAGTTGGATAGAAATCTCTAGGCACTCTTTCAAAATTACTACGTTTACCCATTATGCAAAAAAGTCCTCTAGTGTTACAGTCTTCTCAGTCTCCCAGCCTACAGCATCAAGGATGACACGCAGAGGTTCTAGGAAAGTCTTTTCAAACTGTTTATCATAGTCAATATAATCATGCAGGTTCATTTCTTTAGGAAGCATGACCGGATAGGATATAATATTTTCTTTGATAGGATTAGGTTGTTTCAAGTAGGTGAACTTAATCTTCTCACCATTCTTAATCATTTCATACTGTTTGTCAAGTTTTAAATCTTTTACACGATTGTTGAAGAGGATTGCACCCCGCACATGAATAGGAGTGCCTTTCTTGTAAACAGTATTCTTATCTATCCATTTGGTTATATTAGAGACACCACGGGGGAAAGAAATATCTTCGGGTGGTAGACTACCAAATTCATCTTTAAACTGCTGTATGAACCTCTGTGTGCGTTCCTCGTCCCCTTCCATGATGATCTTAAAGGATTGCTTGAACTTGTCACGGACCACCTGTGGAGTAGAAGATTTGATTGCTTCAATGCCCATGATCTTTAGTTTAGGTTCAGCATACCGCACACCTTCTTTGTCCAGAACATTTAGGATGTAACGTTTTTTAGCAGTCCAGACACCACGGTCAGCAATAACTTCACGTTCCATATCCATACGGTTTTCGATACAGTTTAGTTTCTCAAACATATTTTGGTATTCGACGTTAAGCATCTTCTCAAAGTATTCAGCACCAGTCTTGTCTAGGAAGTCTACAGGACTCTTAGGGGCAAACTTATCAACTAACGGTTTCATATTAACATAGAGTGAGTCTGTATCAATAGCAATCACATAGTCATCATCTTTCTCTACCAGTTTACACATAGCAGCATTCATTGCACGTTCTGCCCATAGGATAGTCAACTTGCCACTATAGGTGATTGCCTCTGCAATGCGTTGGTCAAAGTAGTTGAACCATTGGTTGCCCATAGCACCATAGAGAGAGTTAAGCAGAATCTTAATAGACATCTGCTCATTCTCCAACTGACCAATATCTTTGGTAAGCTGGTAGGTCTTGCCGTTTTCTTCTACAAACTTTTCTGCTTCAAGTTGCTTCTTCTTGATAACCTTACGTTCTGTGTAATAGTCTTTAATAATCTTGGGGATTTGCCCGACTTCATCTGTGCGGAAAGCAATACCATTAGCAGCAATAGTCTGGTTAGCATCACAGTCTACATCAACACCAGCAAGCACAGACTCTACAGTAACACCAGACTTGAATACACCATCCATAATAGTTTCTGGTGACATATTCCATTGCACAATGATGTTAGGATACAGGGATGCAAGGTCAAAGGAAGTTACCCACTCATACATGCCGGGAACAGGTTCCTTGACATAGGCACCGGGATACTTGCTCTTTTCTTTGTCTCGTTTGAGATGCGGCACAATCTTATTAGACATAAGGTGACGGTAGATGATGGTCTCCCAGATACCTGTAGTGCCAAGTGTATCAACAAAGTTAGACCCTGCTTTGTAGGCCATGGTCATTGCTAATGTAATCAAACCAAGTTTGTCTTCTAGTCGTGCAACTAGTTCTACATCTTTAATGTTGTAGTCTACAAACTTCTTGAAGTCAGACTTGTAGAGACCATGCAGAGAACCATACTCATCATAAGAGAGTTTGTTCTCTCCTAGAACAACATAGGCAATGTGGTCAAGTTTATAGGACTCTTGCTTGCCATAGGTATAGGCAAACTTCTTAAACAGGTCTTGATAGTCTAGTTGTTGAATGCCTGTGATTTCATAGGTTTGGTTTTCGTTCTGGTGCTGGTCTCTTACAATGCGTTCTCGGATATGTTTCCAAGGAGACATCATCTTTGCTTTCTCATCACCCAGAACTTTAGTAACACGATTAATCAGATAGGGAATATCAAAGAAGGTAGTATTCCAACCTGTAACTACATCGGGACAGTTAGAAGGGTTATGCCAGTGAGCAAGAAAAGAAAGAAGTAGTTCTGCTTCATCTGCACACTCATAGTAGACAACATTGTTGCGGTCAGGCGTATACTCACCCATGCCCCATACATGATAAAGGTCATCAATGTTATTTTTGCAAGAGATTGTAATGACAGGATACTCAGCAAACTCTGGTTTAGGGAATCCGTCATCAGACGCCACTTCAATATCAATTGTGGTCGTGTTGATAGTTTCACGGTCAAATCTAATCTTGTCAGGATATACATCGTAAACGTACTGAGCAACATGATTTGTATTGCCCACCACCTCAAAATTATCCATGCCCTTATATTGTTTATTAAACTCACGGGCTTCTTTGGCATCGGCAAAGGTAACTGGTGCGACAGGGTTTCCACGCAGGGACTTCCATTCGGTAGGTTCTTTAGTAGGAACATAGTATGTTGGTTTGAACTTAATGCGTTCTTGAGTCTTTACACCGTCTTTATAACCCCGCACAAGAATGGAGTTGCCTAGACGATTGACTGATGTGTAAAATTGCATCACTGCCCTCTTTAAGTATGAAGGATCATTATATAGGAGATTTTACTTTGTGTCAAGAAAAAAGGGTGGCAAAACACCACCCTTCTTTAACATTACTGATATTGTTGGACATCTAACCAATGACGACCATTGATTTGATATGGAGCTTGACCATACATGATCCGTTTTTGACGACCTTCAAGGTCTACAAGGTCAGTTGAGTCAGAAAGATATCTTTCTTCATCTGACATTCTAGCTCTCTTGATTGCATTGTTAAATGATTTAGTGAGTGATTTTAAAAACAGTTGCATCAAAACCATCCCTTCTAACCATGTAAGCAATTTCAGACTGATTATAGTGTGTGCGATATTCAGTCTTAATGTAACCTGCCACACCGTGACAGGCAGCGTCAAGTCGGGATTCGTATAGGGCTTTACCCATTTTCCGTAAGAAGTTCAGCATTTGTTGTTACCTCGCTGCGATTATTGATTGCAATTTTGCGAGGCTTCTTCTCATCGGGCAGTACGACTTCTAAATGAATTGCTAGAATGCCGTTCTCCAGAGAAGCTCCTGTAACTTGTGTATATTCAGATAGTCTAAAAGAACGATGGAACTTACGGGTGGAAATGCCTTTGTGAATGAATTCCAAACCTCTTGGGGTATGGTCACCATTTACTTCAAGAATACCATCTTTAAGTTCAATCTTTAACTCTTCTTCCTTAAACCCTGCTGTTGCAATTTCGATACGATACTTCATATCTTCATCTTTAATGATGTTATGCGGAGGATAATGATCTGAAGCATGTTTAGTCATATCTTCAAGTTCTTTGAAAATGTGATCAAAACCTACAAAGGCAGAACGGGGAAAACGAGCGTATTTCTGATTGTTTGTCATCTGAAATCTCCTATTAAAGTTTAGCGAGAAAGTGGACCGATTATTCGCATCCAGAATTATTTATATCAGAGGTAAGACCAAATGTCAAGCAAAAAATGAAAAGGTTATTTGCCGATATTGTACTTTGGACACAGTTCCCAATCATTCTTTTCTTTGAATGGTAGGACTTTGATTTGCCTCAAAGGTGCAACATCTTTTGCTTTTTCACCGTTGACAATGGTAAGCAACCCCCAATCAGAAAGCAGAGTAGTAATAGTATTACGTCTCTGGATATCTGTATCTTCAAGTGTAGACTTATTACCATCAAGCAGGAACAACTCCTTGAAGTGTGTAATAAAGTATCTACCTTGTTTATGGAGGATATGACAGGACTGGTATAACTTCTTATCCTTACGGGATGCAATACCAATACGAGTCAATGTTTCTTTTACTTTTAAAAAATCATCTGGTTCATTAAGTGTGATTTCCAGCATATCACTAGGCTGCCAATCAACTAGATTTACTTCTCTTTTTTCTTCCACCATGATCTACCTTCTTTTTAATAATGTTTATTTCTTCAGTAGAAAGTAGTGAAAGAGCAGAACGAGCCTTACTATTGCTATATCCATAATATTCTTTCACCGCTTCAAGACTTCCATCCTCAATAGTTTTATTCCATTTGGAGAACCGTTTTGGATTTTTTCTAATAGTATTTAGCAAAAAGTCATTTTGGAGTTTTGTGTCAATATTATGGTAGACGTTCATTTCATTAGCAAGTAGAACAGTATCAGGGAAGTAGGAAAAGGAATGATTAATCATATATGAGTTGTATGCTTTCTCATCTAGATCATCACGCATGATATCTTTTTTAGTATTAATCGCCTTGACGAACTCGAATGGATTCATTGGAAACTCTTTCTCTCAAATCAGAAGATGAAAAACGGTGTTCACGTTTATTGTAGTATAACTCAATTCCACGTTTTGCGCAAGCTGCACGTCCTGTGAACTTACCATTTTTATACTCTTCTCCTAGAATACGAACATTGATAGGAAACATATTTAAAATATCTTCTAAGTCCTGTTCAGTCTGGTAAGGAACAATCTCATCAACATATGAAATAGCATTAAGTTGAATATATCGTTCCAGCAGAGTCTGAACAGGTTTGTTCTTTTCTGGACGGTCAATGGATGGGTCAGTCTGTAGACCTACAATTAAATAATCGCAAACAGTCTTTGCCTCACGCAACATCATAACATGACCAGCATGAAGCAAATCAAAAGTGCTACAGGTGAAACCTACTTTCATTTTACCTCATCCAAATGACCAATGTATTGTTCAAGAATACTTTGAGTAAATTCTTCTGTATCTACACCACGATTGACATTAGCATGACCATAGTAGAGTTGTGGCACAGTTTTATGCCCTTTATCCAAGACGATAAATGCCTTTGCTTGCTGATCTAACTGAATATTTACAATTTCATATTTGTATCCCCAACGATCAAGTTTAGACTTCATCATTTCGCAATACATGCAGTTAGGTTGTGTGTATAGGGTTAGTGTGTGCTTCATTTCCATTCTACCTCTGCCATAAGTTCTGTTAAACAAGCGACCACATTTAGTTCATGGTCTGCTACGAATGCATTCTTATACTGATAGTCTGCTAGAATAAGCACAGCACGGGGAATGCTATTGGGTTGCATAGTTTCTGTCATAGAGTCATAAATGCTTCTGAAGATACCAGAAGTATCAGTATCTATATTGTTGCTTACCCATGACCTCATTTTTTTGAAGTCTTTAGCTTTAAGATATCCAATAACATCATTAACGGCATTGTTAGAAAGAAGAGAAAGAATCCCACTATCAATAGTGCCACTAAGAGAATAACGTTGACACTCATTAATAACCCGTCGCCAATCAGGTGCAAAGCGGATGATAAGTTCTGCCAAAACCTTTTTATCATAGGTGATAGTCTCCTGATCTAGAATCCATCCTAGACGTTTCATGAACTGCATAGACAGTTCTGCCATAGACTTCTTGCTGGTGTTAAACTCATAGACACCACAACGGGAATGTAGTGGTTCAATAATACGGTTCTTAAAGTTACAGGTCAGAATGAATCGGCAGTTGTTTGCAAACTCTTCAATGAAACCACGCAGAGCAGGCTGGAAGGATTGTGCATTAAGATAATCTGCCTCATCTAGAATAACAACCTTGTATCCACCCTGTAAGGATACAGTAGAGGCAAACTGTTT